TCTTTTAGATGTTAGACAGCTTGAATCTACTAAATCTGTAGGAGTTTGGAAAAGAAATAAAAAAGATGGAGAGGAGTTCTGGTCAGTTAGCATTAGCGATTACTCTACAACTTCTGAAAGTCAAGATAATCAAAACAATCAAGATTTAGATAATACAACTATAAGCGAAGATTTAGAAGATGAAATACCCTTTTAAACCTAACTTTAAAACTAAAAAAACTTATAAGTCTAAGCCTAAAAGATTTCTAAGTAAAAAACATTTAGAGCATGTTACAACTTTAGATTGTATTTTGTTTCCTTATTCATGGTGTAATAGGCGACCAGTACAAGCACATCATTTATTAAAACCTGTGTATTCAGTAAGAGGCATGGGAATGAGAGCTTCAGACAAAGATGTTATTCCTTTGTGTTATGAATGCCATACTAAATTGCACGCATATGGTAACGAATTAAAATTTTTTAAATTAATTACAGATAATGAAAATATAGGAAAAGAAAAGTGCAAAGAGATATGGGAGGGCAGTCCATATTATGAAAAGATATGATTTATTTAGAGGCTATGAAAAAACATATATTAACCAAGAAGTAAAAATTTTTTGTAATAATTTGTTAGATAATAAAGAATATAAAGGTTTATTTCCTAGAATTAATAAAGAAATAGAAAATTATATAAAAAAAACTGGCGACCAAATAAAACGTATAAGCAATGTCAAAGCAACTATCACGGATTGGCAAACACATACAAAAGATGGAAACTTTATGGCTATAGCTATGTTAGCTCAAGATATGTGCTATGACGCTATGAAAGTTAAATATCCTATAGATATAGGTGATGTTTGGGGAGCTTTATATAAAGACAAAGATTTTACTGCACCTCATTCCCACAAGCCTTCTATGTGGAGTTTTATATATTATATCAAGAGTAATGATGCGCCATTAATTGTTCATGATGCTATTAACAATTCAGATGGCTTGCCAATAGACTTGCCTATATTTCCAAAAGAAGGAGATATGTTTATTTTTTCTTCTGCTATTCGTCATAGTGTCCCACCAATATATAATGAAAAAGAGAGAATTATAGTAGCAGGAAATTTTTGGTACAATTTTAAAAAACAATTAAAAAACTATGAAAGGAAGAAATAATGAATGATTCACAAATAAAAAAAGTTTCAAAACACTTAAAAGAAAAAAACAAAATTACTTCTTGGGAGGCTATAGAAAAATATAGATGTACTAGATTGTCAGCAATAATATATATATTGAGGAAAGATGGTTGGGATATTACAACCAATAATAAATTTAATAAAACTACTAAAACAAATTTTGCAGAATATGTATTGGAGAGCAATTAAATGACTGATGCAGTAATAAAAGGAACGTATTCAGACTTTAAACTTATAAAAACAAGGAATGTTGTTCAAATGATTATAGAAGTTCCTATTGAACAAGCTAATCAAATTACAACAAAGTTTGGTATGCCACAGCCTAATGAAGAAAAATGGGTAGCAGTTGCTTTAATAAAAACAGAGTCCGTACCTATTAATAATGATGCTTCTAGAGCTATTCAACAAGCAGGAGTATTAGGACAAGATGTAGCTTTTGGAACTTGGCTTTCACAAACCAGAACTGATGTGTCAGTAACCCCTAGAAACATTGCAAGTATACAACAAGCGATAAGAGTTATATGTGGTGTAACCTCTAGAGCAGACTTTAAAAACAATGATAAAGCCTTAGAAACTTGGCAAAAACTCTATAGTGCATACCAATCAGAAAATAAAAGTTAATTTTTTTTAATTATTTTGTTTATTTTAGTTGACATATGTATATTAATGTTTATATTAGTATACATAAGTTAATTATAACAATAAAATAAAGGATAAGAAAATGACAAACTTTGATAAACTAGATGCTCATGATTTAAAGCAAAAATTGTATATAGTAAAAAGAATAAAAAAATCTTACACAGCTAATTGGGAGATTCAAGAAATTAATAATCAAGACAAATTAATAGAAGAGTTTGATTCAACAGCTATTAGTGATAATTTTTCTTTAGATTTTTCAAGGTTATTTACAAATAAAAAACAAGCAAAATCATTTCAAAAATTACTGAATAAGAGTTTTAGTTTTCAACTCACAGATAATCAATTAAGATGGGGCATACAAAATTATGGTTATAATAAAAAAGAAAATTGTTATCAATGTATTACTTCACATTATAGTCTAAGTTTAGTTGGGAGTACGATATGAGAAAAACTATTATAATTATAAGTTTAATCGCTCTAGGAGGTTGCACTACTGCATGGAAACCTATTGTAGATGTAAGAGTAAGCGAAGAGCCTAGAGAATTAACTAGGGACATTTTAGAATGTAGAGAATTGACTGCTGAAATAGTTGGCAGTAAGTTTAGTTGTTGGGATAAACCTTATTGGCAATGCGATAAAGAGTCTGCACCCATTAGACAATGCCTAATAAATCGTGGACATAGTGTATTAAATTAAGGAAGTATAATGAAATATATATTAAATGAAGAAGAAATAATATCTTTAAATAACATTGTAGGAAGTTTAATGATTTCACAATTTAATAACCAAGATGACTATAGAGATTGTATAACTAATATTATAACAGAATTTTTTAAGCCTAATTTAGAGGAAAGAAAAACTGTACCAATAGAACTAATGAAAGGACATTAGATGACTAAAATAAAAGCTATTGTAGAAGAAATAATTATAGAAAACGAAGTGTCAATGAATGAAAAGGACAACAGAACATGGGAAAGAAGAATAGATAACTGTATTAAATCTAGAGATGATGCTGAAGATGAAGATATTAAAAAGATATGGGACAGAACTTTGAAGTCTATTTTGAAGTTAGCAAAGAGAAAAACAACTTTAATAAATTAAAAAAAAATCCTTTTTATTGTTGACAAGTGTTTATTAATGTATATAATAGTATACATAAGTTGATAATAATAACTAAATAAAGGATTAAAAAAATGACAAATACTACTTACAAAACAGAAGAACCATCATACACAGATGTTATTTATGAAAGACTTGAAAAGAAAGCAAGACAAGTTGTTAGATTAGAAAAAGAAATTAAAGACAAAGAAGACGAAATAAAAATGATGCAACATAAAATAGACTTTATGAAAAACGCAATGGGTATTAAATAATGATAAATATTCAAGCAGGAAAAGTTGTTACGATATATCCAGACAATAAAACTTATTATAGAACCAGAACAGTTACTAATGAAGGTCTAACTATAAAAATAATAAATCATTTTCTTAAAAATTCTGGATATAGATTGTATCATATAACTAATAGACAAGGAGGTATTTCATCTACTCCTTATCAGTTGCTACCCGTAAATAAAAATTATAAGTGTTTAAAAAAGAAAAAATATTTTGATACTCTTATTATAACACAATATGGAAATTGGAACAAAAATAACTACACCTCTTACACTATTGATTGGTGGAATAAAGAAATAAATAAAAAACTTAAATATGCTAAGAGGTTAAATACATGAATTTATTTTATTTAGACCAAAATCCAAAAAAATGTGCCGAGTACCATTGCGATAAGCATGTATGTAAAATGATTGTTGAAACAGCGCAAATGCTATCAACTGCTCATCATACTAATAAGAATGTTAGTTTTGCTATAATTAATAAACTCTATAAACCTGCATACACTCACCACCCTAGCACAAAATGGATTGGACACACTAAAGGCAATTATGAATATGCTTATGAGTTATTTGAAAATTTATTAGAACAATATACTTATAGATATAAAAAAACACATGCTTGCGAAAGACTTTTAAGTCCATTAAGAATTAAACCTAGATTTATTGATATAGGTGGATTTTATGACCCTCCTCAATGTATGCCAGATAAATATAAAACTACTAGAACCTCTGATGACTTTACAGTTATTGCTTATAGAAATTATTACATGGGCGACAAAAAAAGATTTGCTAAATGGAATCACAGCATTTCTCCTTTTTGGTTTAAATAAAAGTTTACTAATATATATTATTGTATATAATCATTTAAAAAGGAGTTAAAAATTATGGAAGAACCAAGAGCTAAACACCCTATTCAAACTATAGCTGATTTTAAAATATGGCGAATGGTAGATATGGTTTGGACACAAGATGAATGTGCTAAACACTTAGGATATAAAAGTAGACAAAGTGTTGCTAAGTTAGAAACTGGAAGAGCAAAAATAACACCTAGAATTTCTGGATTATTAGAATTACTATCACATAAAAAATTTAATACATGAGCCTAGCAATACCTCCTATTATGGGAGGCTCTCATGGTGTTGTAAGTGCAGGAGAATTAACTAAATTAGACTGTAAGAAATTAATTAACTTGCATAAGACATCACCCCATACAAATGGAAAAGTTCAAACATCATCTAGTGATAATAAAAAAATTGTTTCTATAAGACAAGTTGATGCATGGCGCATACATGAAAATCAATTATGGGTAGATGAATTATTAGTATCAACAATAAGAACAGTTAATGAAGATGTGTTTCAATACAATCTATCTGGTTTAGTAGAAAGACCACAACTGCTTAGATACAATGCAGGTTCAATGGGTTATGATTGGCACACCGATATAGGACAAGGTGATGCTAGAAATAGAAAATTAAGTATGTCTATTATTTTAAATAATGATTATGAAGGTGGTGAGCTAGAGTTTTTTGGTGATGGAGTAACGAATATTCCTACTCAGAAAGGCGATATAATAGCCTTCAGTAGCTTTATACCCCATAGAGTTACTAATATAGTATCTGGTGAGAGATGGGCGATTGTAGCATGGTTCTCTGGACCACAATTTCGCTAATTATCTTCTGGATTTCTATTAGTTAAACCCATTATATTAGACAATCTTTCTATTTCATTCTGACCTTTTTCAGATAACTTCAAATCACCATGCCCATTATCGTCTGCATAACCTTCCGATTGTAAGTTATGTTTAATGTTGTCCGAAAGTTCAGCTACATTTTCTGCACCATCTACTCTTACTAATGCAGTTAACCTTTTCATTTGAGTATGACTTAATCTAGGCATTGCTACTCCTGCTTAGGTTCTACTTTTTGTTTCGGTTGTTGTGGTGGTTTTTTTACTGCACCTATCATACCCATGCCACCTTTAGCTACTCTGTAACCAAATGATGCTGATATTGATATATAGATACAATTAGCAAACCAATCTGGTGTGCTTTCATCTAAGAAAACAAAACCTTCTTTTACAGCATCTTGAGTCCACGGCAGGAAACAACCTGCTAACACAGCAATAAAGAATATTGTCCACGCTTCATCTTTCCAAGAACCACCCATTTGTTCTGTTAAAGATTTCTCCATATCTAATTCACCAGTTGCTTGTTTCTCATAAACTGTAGCTTCTGCTTTTGCTTTTGCTACTTTTATTGATGTTAAGGCTTTTTTCTCTTCTACTTTGCCTTTTACCCATGAGCCTGCAATATCACCAACTGCTCCGAGTAATCCTCCTATTAAAGGTAATGCCATTAAACTATCAATCCTTTCTGGTAACTTTTACCATCATAAGTTAATATTTGTTTTCGATTTCCTTCATTCTTATAAGATACATGAACCCAACCAGAAGTTGGTTCACCTTTTTTATAAAATTCTAAAATTAATTGGTCATAATCTAAATTATCTATAATCCATTGTGCTAGAGTTGCGTTGTCTACTGTAGGCACTTCTATATCAACAGCTTCTCCTAATGAGTGCTGTGAGGTCTTACTACCTCCTATGGCATCATTTAAAGCAGGTGAGCGATAACCTGAAGATGGAGTAAACGGGATATTAAAGTTTTCTCTTATGGGTTGCAAAATATTACCTGCTAATTCAACTAAATTTTCTACAATATGTTTTTCCCATGAAGCATCTGGAACATTATTCAAACCTTTTCTTGCGGCAGTTTGGGATTTGCACAATTCTTTTAAAGAAAAGTTTGGGGAAAGGTTCATTGTGCAAACCCCTTTACTATTGCAAATACTTTAAAATAATCTGCTACTACTAATGCTATAAAAGTATAAGCAACTCTTTCGAGTCTTTTTAATCTTGCGTTAACACCTAAACGATACATAGAACATTCTGCTGTATGTTTTTCTATTTCTATCAGAGCTTTTGTTGCTACATCATTCATTATTGAGGCATTCCATCTGGTTCTTTTGGAAAGTTATACAAAGGAGCAGGAGCAGTTTCTTCACCTGCGTCATTATAAGTAGCATCAAATAAAGCACATATAGCATCAAAATCTGCCGCTCCTGCAATACTAGCTATCATAGAAGTGTGTGCAGTTCTTATTCCATCTCTATAAGTAGTAACAGAACTAGGAATTGCAGTTCCTTTTTCTGATTTTCTAGTAACCCATTTATCAGTTTTATTTAATAAACTACTTTGCAAAGATTTTACAAAAGCAGTTAATTCAGTCTTTAACCCTATTACAATTATTTGATTTCCATCTCTATCTTTTTTAGGGTCGCCTGCTTTAGTACCTGAAGGTGCATGTCCATCATCTATTTCTGATTGTGTCCATACTTGAGGAACATCTGCAATACTTCTCGCTGTATAATCATAAGTTCCATCTACTATTTTTTTTGAATTATTCCATACAAAACTTTCTGCACCACCTGTATAAAGATTAGTTTTAGAAGGTATTGAATTTTTAAATACTACAGGATATACAGAAAATGTTGCTAATTTTGTATTGTCTGTAAAGTAACTAGCAGGATATACTGTTCCTTCTGCGTCTTTTAATCGTACAGGATTACTATACATTGTTACAATGTTACCTGCTTCTATTTTAGCCCACATATTATTGTTCTCCTTTATTAATTATCTTGCTGTTGCATATTTAAATGGATTAGAACTCATTGATAAGAAGACCCATTCACCACCACTTCCGTTAAATCCGCTTCCAGCAGTACGAAATTTCCAACCATTAGAATAAATATCAATTACATCAGTAGTTGCATTACTAGATTCAGCTACATTACGATCTGGATTTAACAAACGTGCGCCTGTTCCATTAAAAGGATTTCTAGATGCGTCTATGATATACCAAAAGTCGCCACTACGATTATATCTTTTTAACATAATCCATGCAGGTTTATGTCCAGTATAAATAAATTGCCCATTTGTAGAGCCATTTCCCTTGTATGTCCCTGCTCTTATATATCCATCTATATTTGTAAAACAATAATAAATATAATTATTTGTACTTGCCCAAGTATAATTCTGTTTACAAGTAAATATAGAAGAATTAACAGTACCCCATCTACCAGTAAAAGGAGCTTCAGAAGTATTTAATCTCATGCCTGACCCAGCAGAAACACCTTCTGCAAAGTAAGTATCCCAGTTATAGGTTGTATCTCTATTTTTAGCTAATATAACTGTGGGTGCTGATGATAATCCATGAGATACAGTTTTATCTCCAGAACCTCCATCACCTACTGCTTTAACAATACTAAACCCACCACTAGGGTCTACTTGATGTGTTGATGTTAAATCTCCAGAACCAGAGCTTGTCGTTCCTCCATTAGCCCTCCACAACCAACCTACATGACCTCCATCATTATCATCAAAATTAGTATATAGTTTAGTACTTCCTCCAGTAGTAAATCCATCACTACCTATTGCTGATATATCTTGTCCACTTGTTTGGTCATTTTCAGCGGCATTTGTATTAGTAAATAATCTTTTACCACCATTAGAAGCTATACCTCTTGTAGTATCGTATAGTCTATTAGAAGAATCATAATCTCTAGCTTTAAACCATATCCAATCAGTTTTAAAACCTACTCCTGTAATAGCACGACCAACAGCATTATTACCTGTCCATATTGTAGCACTAAACAATTTCTGTGGAAAATTACTATCAGTTTGTGCAGGGTCTACTGCATCTGCTGTTGGTAGATTGCCAGAACATAGTGCTAAATATCCTTTTGGGTCGTATTTAAATGTTCCTAAATTTTTATCACCACCACCATTATTACTAGCTCCTGAAATTTCCCCTGTAAAAGTTGGCTCTTGTCCTGCATTTAGTATAGTATCATCTCCGTTATATATTTGAGCAGTAAATGTTATTGGATTAGCAGGTGTTGTAGTCCAAGCCCATTGTGGATATGCTCCTGTTTCAGGATTACCAGAATTAGGTATAGTACCATTCTTTGCTATCCATGCTTTTCTATTATCACAATCTAAATAATAACTAATAATATCTCCATCAGTAGCAGTAGCAACTCCTGTAGTTACAGTTGTTAGTGAACCTAATCCTGTTATATTAGCACCACTATTTCCTTGTACTGCTCCACTACCAATGTCATAACGCATAGCCCAGATATCTCCACCAGTAGTAGCTGAATTTGCTATATTTCCAAGAACAGTAAGACCAGTATAAGGATAACCAGAAACATAATCTTTAATTAACATTTCCCAATACCATTTACCACTTGTCACAGCAAAAGAACCAGAAGGATTAGATGCACCACTACCTGTACCAGTAGTTTGTAAATTACCTTCTGATAAAGTAGTATAACTTCCTGCATTTAAAGGATTCCAAGTAGCAAAATTATTAGTTGGTGAATCAGTAAGTTGTCTAAAAATTTTATGTGAGGCCCAATCATTTCCTTCACCACTTGTATCATCCCCAAAATTAGAACCATCTTGAAACATTAATAAATGTCCTGCACTCCCCCAAGTAATTCCGCTACTTAAATCCTTGGGAATCCAAACTCCATTTTTTTCTTCTGAAAAAACAGTAGGTGGATGTGTATAACCATCTACATATGCCCATTGTGCTATGTAACTTTGAATAGGATAGCCATAACCATAATAATCTCCTATTGTCCAAGCACCAGCGGCAATACCTGAAAATGAACTAAAAGAACCTCTATTATCTGTATTATAACTAGCTTCTGTCCCATTAATAAAAAATTTTAATTTTTCACTATTTGTTCCATTATCAAGGTCTGCTTGTATATGAATATTGTACCATGCAGAAGTATCACGAAATAAATTATCTGTACTTAAAACTATAGCATTACTATTTGTGTTTACAAGCATAAGAGCATCACCTGCTGTATTACCTGCTGTAGGAGAAGAAAATTTAAGTTCCATTAAATTAGTAGCACTTGTACCACTTCTAGGGGTAAAAATATCTAATGGTCTAGCACTTGTAATTGGATTAGTTCCTTCTATTGCTGACCTTTTAATCCAAAAGTTTAAAGTAAAATGCACACTAGAATCAACAGTACCAAATGTTTTTGTTAATCTACTACTATTTGCTGAAGTAGAGTTTGCTGAAAATCTGCAACTATTAGGTATAGAATGTGTATAGAAATCACCACCACCTCCACCACCTGATACTACTCCTGATGCTCCTGCTCTTGGGCTAGTTTCTTGTAGTTGACTCATTCTATACTCCTATGATGGTGTTTTAATATCTTTTGTTAATACTAACTGTATAGCTGTTGTAGTTCTTATAATATAATCTATTCTATCCACAGCATTAGCCCCTGTGGATAAAACTCCTGCTGTTCCTCCTGCAAAATCATAAGAAGAGCCATATGCAAGGGTTCTACCTCCTGTACCATCTTGTACTATAAAAATACTTCCACTTTGTCCTACTACAGCATTGGTTGGGTTAGCTAGGGTGTATCCACCAGAATTATCATTCGCTAAAACTCCATTTCCTGCCGCATCTGATAATATAAAATGATTATTTAATGAAATATCTGGAGTAATAGTACCATTTGCCGCACTATTTACAGTTGTTATACTTGCTCTTTGCGCCTTACTAAATGTTTGAGCAGTTGATATTTTAGCAAGGTCTGTCGCATTACTTCCTTGCGTAAATGTAGCTAAATTAATCCAATTATTATTTGCGGCATTTCTTACTTTAAGAATATTATCACCTGTGTCATAATACCACATATAAGCATAAACTGTTGATGGGTCTGAGCCACTACTATTATTTGAAACTATTGCCGCTAATGCTCCATTGATATCTGCTCTAACTGTAGCACCATCTCCATTTGCGATTACATAATCATGTGTTGCCATTATATTCTCCTATAAATTTGTACTTGTAACAGATAAAGCACTAACTTGAATGTTGTATGCTGTATCTTCTGTAGATAATTCTGCTTTAAATTTAAACCCTCTAGCAAATGCTTCATTGGATTGCAATAGTTTATAAGGCGACCAAGTAGCACCTCCACTTGCAGGGTCATCATTTGTACTTGCATAATAAGTTTCAACATTGCAAACTGCCGCATCTCCTGTACCATCAAAGTCAGCCCATGTATCAATATTAGCCGCTCTTGAATCAACTAAATCTAATATATTGACAATAGCTGAAGTTACTGATGCTTGCAAACGTATTCTTGTAGGACTACTTTTGTCTAATTTAGTTGCAAATTCATATATTCCTGTTGTATTTACATTTCCTAAGAAATCAAAATCAGCAATTAAGTCAAAATTTGCAACATCATCTAAGTCTACTGAAGAGGTTAATTGCAATTTATTACTAGAAACCATAGTTCTAGTTTTAGTTCCTGTAAAGTTAGGGCTTTCAGTAATAGTTGCGGCATTTGTGTAAGCTAAGATAGTTTCATTTTCAGATACTACTCCCACAGCAGTTGGTGAATAATTACCACTACTATCAAAGAATTTAGCTAAATAAGTTCCTGCTCTTAAAGGTAATGTTTTATTTGTTGCTGAGCCTGCTACTCTGCCATCAACTAAAATAGAAGTAATCCATGTAGCACTACTTGTTGCAGGAGTCCATCTAATCTCTACACCACCACCAATAGTAACATCTAAGTCTGTTGACTTATCCCAAGCTAAAACTCCTAGCCCTCCTCCTGTTATCAAAGTAAAGTTTGTTACATTTGCAGGAGCGGCAGAAAGACCAGATAAAGAAAAAACTGTTGTAACATATTCAGAAACTTTACCTAATATATTTTTTGCTCTCACTCTAATATTATAAACTCCAGCAGGCAAATCTAATACTTCTGCTTCTGTTGCTACAGTATTTCCTGCTGATATAAAAACTGAGTCTGTAGATAGTTTATATTCTACTTGATACATATCAACTTGACTATCATTAGCGGCAACCCAAGTAATTTTCATTCTTGATGCTACTCTTGCATTATCTCTAGTTGTAAATAAATTTTCAGATACTTGTAAATTAGTCGGTGTTAATACAACAAAAGCACTTGGCAAATTAGTATTAGGTGCATCTGCCATTGCTTGTTGCTCTGTAGTAGACCAAGAATAACTACTTGCCGCATATTCTGTTAAACCCATATTAACAAGTAATCCGTTAGGAGTAGTAGCAAAACCCCATGAAGTAACTCTAAATTCTTTATTAGACCAACCATATCGAGTGTTACTCACTTTGATAATATCGTTTATATCTGCAATGAAACAAGTGCATTTAAACACACCTTGAATATGAACTGGTTGTCTTGCCGCATATAATTGTATTTTTGCAATTCTTTGAGCCATTGAAGATGATGTCGTAAATGGCAAACTGAAATCTCTATATATAGTTGCTCCATTATCTTCTGCTATAAAACTTGCTACTTCTAAAGCAGGATAGTCTGTTTCTTCCCAATCTGACTCTGATGATATAAATGTTCCTTTAATTGCATTAAAAGTATCTCTTCGGCTTAATCTTGATTGAACAGTTAGCTCTCCTACCATATCACTTTCATTAATAGATAGTACCGAAGTTCCTGTTCCTGCGGCAAATACTTTATATAAACCATTACTATATGATAAAACTCCTGACATAGATGTTAATAATTCATTAAGTATTTCTCTTGGTTTTGATTCTGTACTTATCATTCCATGAGCTTCATATCTATTTTCTGTACCACCACCTGATAAAGATTGTGATTCATCACAGATATTTGCGGCAGTTACTACAGTATCATTATCAATTTTACCTGCTGAAACTTTTAACCCTAAATCACTTATAAGATAATCTCTTATTATCATAGCAGGGTTAGATGAAAATGCTGTTTGACTTGTTCTTGTGTCTAATATTTTTTTACCTTTAATAACTGCTTTAACATTAGGCACTCCACTATAAATATTTTGCTCAAATCTAAATCTAAAATATATATATGCCATACCAGATAAGGTATGTGCTGAAGTCCACTTGCCACCACTCTCACTTATTAAATCTGAATTTGCACTTTGTGTATCAGTACCTAAAGCTGTTTGTATTCTTAAATAAGGATTACCTTTATAATACTCACTACCAGATGCTTCTGTTATATTACCACTACCATCAAGCATAGAAGGTGTAATTAGATTGCCATTTACATAAAACTCTTTAAATTCTGTTATTTCATGTGAGGCTACCACTATGACCATATGCAAATAAGTATTAATAGCTGAATCACCTGCATCTCCGTTACCTGCTGTAGTTTCTAGGAATACTATTGGTCCACCTACTTGGATTTCTCCATATACAACTTTTCTTGCAGTAATTGGTTGTCTAAAGTTTTGTTTTCTATCTTGAGCAGTAACAGAAAAATTAGGTGCATCTGGTTTTTTAGGTTTTGGTGCTAATGCCATAGATGCAAAAGCTAGAGCAACAGAAATTACCATTCCTACATAACCACCTTGTATATAACCTGTAACTGCGGCTACTACAATATTAAGTACATCTGATGCACCACCCATTATCCAACCTTCCAAGCTATTTGACAATCTACTCTAGGCAAATCTAAATATCCTTTATTAGTTACAAATCTAGCATCATCTCCTGTTAATATACCTACAGTTAAATTAGTTTCATTGCTAGTTGCATCTAAATAATTTAATTTTAAAGTTCCTACAATATCTCCTCTTTGTGCAAAATTAATATGTACTCTAGGAAAATGATAATCCCAAAAATTTATTATATAATTATTAAGTGTGTCTTTAGGTTTATAAGAAATATTATGTTCTTTAAAATATTTAATACCATATTTATATGCGTTAATAGGATTGTTAAACATTCCTATGTGTTTTATTCCAAAATCTTTATTGGTGTATTTAGAAACTACATCTACAGCATAGCAAACACAATCTGATACACCCCATTGAAATTTTCTAGGCTTATCAATCTCTTCACAAAGAGTTATTTGCCAATCTTCTAGCTTGTGCGTACTTCGTTGCCCCATAATATTTCATCATCCTGTAGTGCCGCTACATATTCTAAACCTTTATCATTAGGAAAATCTATAGCTTGGTCTTGTGGTGTATATCTTTTTATTTTTGGATTTTCTAATGTTACTAATTCACTTTCACAATTAACAGTAACAGTTGATGTGTCGCCTTTATCTTTTAATGTCATAACATCCATAAAACCAGAAAAAACAATATATGGGTCTGAAACTATAATACTAGGATTGTTAAATAACTCTCCTCCCATTCCTGTATGATTTGTGCAGTAATAATATAAATAAGAAGGAAAAGTTGCAGGTGCTACCCAAGTTGCTGTTGCTCCTGCTGTTCCTGAAGTTCCTGATTCTGTCCAAGATGCTGTAGTATATTGAGAACCTCCTCCTCTTGTTCCATCAACTGTTGTAGATAATCTAAATTGATGTCCTGCATTACTAGAATCACTAACATCAAATATATATTTATTACCTGCATAAATATCTAAATCTGGTGTTAATAAATTCTCAATGTAATATTTACCTCCACTTGCAGTAACCTTAAAAGTTGTAGCAATTTCTGGTTCTGGAACCATAAAAGCTGTTTTAACTTTTACAGGTCTGCCATTATAGGCTTCTGCTAAAGCTATTGATATAATAGAAGAACTCATGCCTGATAAAGTAACAGAGAAACCATTTGCTCTCATCTCTAAACTTTCAGCACTTTGGTCAATATTCATTAATGTTCCTGCACCTGTATATGTAACTCCACCTACTGATATATCTCCATAACCAGTCCATAGGTTAACATCTCCACTATCAAATTCTGCTTCTACTAATACTGCTGAACGCAAAGTATCGGCTCTAGCATAAGCTCTAAATGCGGCAGTTGTTGTTCTATTAGCCATTATAAAACTTCCCTAACAGCAAAAGTAATTCCGTAAGTAGATACTGCATTTGTATCCCAATTAGTTTCACTAGCTGATAATCTAAAAACACCTTTTGTATCTGCTACAGTTATTGCTAAATTATTTGTAGGACTTTCTCTTAATGCAGGTTCAATAGATAAAGTAAAGTTTCCTGAACCATCTGAATTAGAATCTGCTGTTACCATATGCAATCTTGATGCTGTACCTGTTCCTAATTGTATATAATCACCTGCTTTTAAATATCCTGTTTTACTATTTGGCGCACCATCACACACTAAAGTATTACCTGTTTGGTCTGCTCCATTGACTAATGGTGTTCCTGCACTTGTTCCTGCTGTACCTAAAGCAACTCTAGCATCCCAATCTCCCAAGAACATACTGCCATACTGCCCTCTAAGGCTTACTAAAAAAGCTACAAAAGCTCTAGCATTAGCAGTACGCATGGGAGGCATAGTAACCTCGCACTCCCACCATTCTCCTGTATACTGGTACACTTGTTGCTCTCCAGTAAATACACTTGTTGATGTGCCTATAATTCTTTTTATTCTCCAAGATGTGCCACTAGGTGCAACAGTTGCAGGAATAGTTACTGGATATGTTGTCATGAGAACGTATCAGCCATTTGACCACCCCTCTTTTTAGCATCCATAACAGCATTTACAGATTCTTGTTTAAATTGTGGTAATAAAGCAACCATCTCTGCTCTTACTGTTTGTGATACTCCTGTTTCTATATTTATAGTTTGATTAACTGTTGCTCCACCACCACCTGAATTTTTAAGACTTCTGTTTGTAAATATACCTCCTGATGTGTGTGGAACAAATAATTCTGGTCCTTTTTCTCCTACTAATGACGGAGTATTAGGATTGACACTTCCTCCGTTAGCAAATCCAAATATATTACCTTGACCACCAGAGCTATTAGGATTAAATCCTCCACCACCTCCTCCAAAGAATGAGCTACCAATAGATATTATCTTTCCTAAATCAAATCCTCCTCCACCACTACTACCACCACCACCAAAAGTTTTCATTATAGCTTGTTTTGCTTGTAGTTTAAGTAAGTCAGAAATAATATCTCTAATTATGCTTTTAAGACCATCTCTAAAGCCTTTCCAACCTTCTGTCATTCCTGCTAAAGCATCTGCTGTGCTATCAGCTAAGAAATCTGTTACTCTTTCTATTCCTTCAAGAGCAATCTTGCCCTCTTCAGTTGATTCTATCATAGCTACTTTTAATCTACCCATAGATAAAGCATACTCATCATTAGTTATCTCACCTAAAGCTAAAGCCTCTCTTAAAAAATGTATTTCTTCTGCATAATCTTTAGTTACCAACCCTAATTCTTGTAATACTTTTTGTCTTTCATCATAATTTTCTTGTTCTTGTTCAGATTGAATATTTACCTGTACTTGTGCATCTTCTAAATCTCTGTAAGCATCTGCCATAGCTTGCATTAAATCTATGCTCTCTTGTTGACTTACTAAATTTGGAAGATTCTCATTAACAAGGTCTGCACCTAATATTTTTGGTTTCTTTTTTTCTTCTACTTTCGTACTTTTAACAACTATATCATCAATTTTTTCAAATTTATCATCTTCAAATAAATCATCATAAAGCTCTCTTACTTTTTTCATAGCTACTTCAAGTAACTCCATTTTTTCTGCTACTACTAATGCTCCAAGAGCTATAAGTCCAAGAGGTGATTTTTTTGCTATCATATTGAAAGCAAGCATTGCACCTTTTGCAGTAGTAATACCTTTAGCCAAAGTAAAAAATCCTGCGCCTAATGTAATTACTAATAAACCTAATTTTAAAGCAACAAAAGCTGTAGCTATTCTTAGTAAAGCATCCCATTCTTCATAAACAAAATTTATTGCGTCTGCTAAAGCATCCATTGCAAATACTAAACCATCACTTATAGCTTCTGCGTATCCTTGTAATTTTTCTGTATTATTAGCTAAAGTTGTATCTAAATCTTTAAAATGTCCTTTTAATGCGGCAAAAAATCCTGCATCATTAATTGCTCTTTGGAAATTAAAGACTTTATCCCCAATCATACTTAAATTACCAGAAAAAGTGTTAGCTAATTTATCTGTAATTCCTTCATTATCTGCGGCAAATTGCTCTAAAGCTAATTTTGTATCAGCTAAAGATACTTTTGTTCCTGCCGCAAAGCCTAACATAGCAGTAACACCTTTATCTCTAAAGAGGTCTGCCGCTCCTATTCCTGCACTCAATGACCTTTGAATTTGTTGAGATGTTGTTTCAAAATCTAGTCCTGTTGCGGCGGCAATAGTACCAGTCATTTCTAATAATTCACCTAATTCTACTGCATCATCTGCTACAGATAATAAACTTCCTGAACCTGCTTGAATTTCTTTTAAGCTAAATGGTACTTTAGATGCAAATTTAGACATTGTTTCAAAGGCTTTTCCACCTTCTTCTGCTGATTTAAATAAAGTTTCAAATCTAATTTGCAAACTTTCTATATCATTACCTACTTTAACTAAAGACCTTATTCCTGCTCCTACTCCTAGACCTATTAAAGCTCCTTTAAGACTAAAAATAGCTTTACCCACACCTTGCATTTGTGTTTTAACCTTCATGAAATGTCTATTCATTAAGGTTGTTGATTGTTTACTGGCATTTGATGCTTGTTTTAAACCTCTTTTGAGGTCTTTCATGTCAGCTTCTATGCGTACTATGAGTTTATCTACAGTTGCCATTAGTCTGGATATACCTCCATCATTTCTTTAAGGTCGTCTTTTTGCATAGGAGCTTCTTTGCCACCATTAAATTCTTGGAAACCTTCTATGGCTAAATTTAATTCTATTAAACTCATATCCCAAAACTCCTTTGGTGGTATATGAAGCATTCCAATTCCGATTTGTATATATCGTTGCCAGTCTAATCGGTCTGATTTGACACCGCTTCTACGTTTTTTTCAGAATCTTCTTCTTCATCTTTGTTGCCACCTGTAATAGCATTAGCAAGAATTTCTCCTGTGACTTTTATGCCTTCTGTTAAACCTGATTCAAATACTAACTCACCTATTTCTTTTTGTGTCATGTTATTACCACCTGCTCTAATAGCTATTGATAATACTGTTACACAATCTGTTATAGAAAGATTACTATTCATAAGCTCTGTTGCTAACTTTAGAATAGGTCTTCCTGTGCCTGCCTCAATCCTCATAATACCATCTAGTGTTAGTCTAGTGTTGTACTCAGTATTATTTAGATTTACCTTTAGTTCTCCTCGAAATTTGTTCGCCATCTTCTACTCCTAATGTTAAAGTTTCACCTCTATCACCATCATTGGTAATAGTCTTAACAATGAAATCTTTACTATTAGATGTAACTGTTGAACCAACTTCAATTCCTTCAATATAAGGTATTGTAATTATAACAGTATCGTTGGACTTATTCATTTGTCCTTCTACAGTTTCACCTGAAACAACGATTTCACTTTTAATCCATGACATGTTCTATGCTCCTAAATTATACAGTTGCAAAAGTAATAGCACCAGAACTTTCAAATGCGAAAGAATAGGTTACTTCACCATTATACTCACCTGCATATTCTAATGATGTTAATTGAAACTTTCCTGTGTAAGTTCCAAAATCTGGGATTAAGAATTGATAGTTAGTCAATGCCGCTTGGTTCATATCTCCTTGAAGTGTAGCTTCTGAAGCAGAATCAGTAAATACCCCTGAACCACTTACACTCATTGACATTATACCACCATTAGCTAATAAAGTTCTAGCTGTACCACTATCTTTGTTTGTTATATCAACAGTTTCATCATTAATAGATATACTTGTTGACCTCATTCCTCCTATAGTAGTGAAAACTTCTGGTGAAGCCGCATTACCTAGTTTCATTAAGAGGGACCTACCTTTTTGTGCCGCCATTTCGTATACTCCTTGTTATTGGTCAGTTATAAATGCTCTAAAACGCATTATGCCATGCCTCGTTACACCATCTCCATCTATGACTTGCGTTGTAAACTCACACCTCAAGTCTATCAGATTAGCTCCCGAAACGCTAAGAGAATATTCATGTAATAATAAATAAACCCTACTCATTATATCTTTTAGCGTTTTCATGCCTTGATATGCACTCCAAACATCAACAGTAAAAATATAATCTCTTGCATCTAATGTTTTACTTCCATCATCTACAGATGTGCCTTCGCCTATAACTACACAAGGCAAAACTGTATCTTCTGGAACAGCATCAAACACTCCTGTTACTAAATCACCTAAAGCTGAATCCCCATTTAAGCGAGAATACAAAGCAGTCTGTAATGCAAATGCGTGTAGAGCCATTAGATTAAAACCTTTGCTATATCGTCATCTTTTCCAATAATTCTGCCGACTATATCGTCATGAATCCATGTATCATCTAATGGAGTAGCAACTGCAATAATATCTTTGCTATTGTTATCGCTTGAACCCACTACATAATCTCCAATTTTAAATTCATTACTATACATCTTTAACTCGTAAATTCCTGTAGTTTTTACTTCTACAGGAGTTACAGAATCATCTACAATAACAAAAACTTTGGCTTTATCTATAGTATCTGATAAATCTCCATTCATATCGAATGCCATTAATCTCATCATTGTTATTTCTTTTCGCCTTTTATAAAGCCTATTGCACCACAAGCTCCACATCCTAACATTGCTATTGTCTGTAAAAGGTCATTTGGTATAATAACACCTCCCATTGCTAACACTCCACTTAGTGCCGCATAAGATGATGGTTCTTTAAATCTTTCTATTATTTTCTCCATATTCTTGTCCTCCTTATTTTAAGCCATTTTTGATAGCTTTTGTTAATTGTTGTTCGTACTTTTTTCTTGATTCTTCAGCGGCAGGTTGCATAAAAGGTCTTGCCGCCATTTTTATAGTACCAAACTCTAATGCTTCACTATAGTCAGCATTACTAATAATGTCAGCACCTAACTTGTTTCCATCTATTTTTACTACTATTTGTGATGCTAAAAATCCTGAATCACTTGCAGGTGGGTCGCCTGCTTTAGATACATTTATAGTTCTTTTTGGGTCATATCTTGTTGTTTGACCACCTGACCTAGAATTTTGAAGGATAGATTGAACTGCTATGTTTCTAATATTATTAGCTATAGAATTTACAACTCTCTCAACATTTCTTTGCGTTGATGAAGATTGCTTTCTTATTCTATTATCAAATCCACTTTGATTCATTACTTTTAATTTAAAGCCTGCCATTATAAATCTGCATCTCCTCCCTCTGTGCAACGGAACAACAACCATCTATCTCTTTCTTCTAAAGTATATACATATTTAACTGAGAGCAGTCGTGTTGTTCCGAAGTCATTCCAAGAGATACGCATTTGACCACCATTAGCTTTAAAGTTTATATTGCTATAATACCTAGTGTATACATCATGCGTTAATGTATGGTCTATTCTTCCTGCTTTATAAGCATTATCTCCATTGGTAGGCTTAACACTTGCAAATAAAGTTCTAGTAGTACCCCAAGAAGAAGTGTATCCTCCTCCTGCGTCTGTTGACCTGCTTCTGCTTTGCAGTATTACTGAGAATTGTAAATCACCTATTGCGACTGATTGTTTAGCCATTAACTAAATCCTATGCCGAACCTTGTAACTTTATAGGGTCTTAAGAGTGAACTTATTAACCCAGATACATTAGATGTACTTTCACCTTTTAATATAGGTTCTGGATTCTCAAAATAATTAACTGCCATAACAGTTATTGCTTGTTTAATAGGTGTAGGTACTGTAGATGCCGCTGTACCATAACCTGCATCATAAGTAACTTCTATAGCATTAGCTACTCTTAATAGATTATCCCAAGTTTGCCCTGTTCTAAGAATAATTCTTGGGATTGGTGATTGACTGTCTACATAATAAGTTGATGCCGCTACTGTTGTTGCATTATTACTATCATCAAAAGTTTTTACATGAGTAACAGAAATTAAAGGAGGTCTAGGCAAATAAATTGCATTTCCTATTCTGTTCATGTATGGACCAACTGTTATTCCCTCAGTATAAGGCAGAGAATCATCTGCTGAACCATAACCATATGGATAAGCATCTAAACCTAATTTTAAAGTTTCTTTAGTTAGTGTTCTTTGCAACATCTCCATAACTACTTTGGTAGCAACATCTCTACAAGTGCCTATAAGTGTATTATGTGTGCTATCACTATCTGGAATCCTTAATGCTGACTTTACTTCATTAGTAGAAACAACGTCAGTTGTATAAGAAGTTGTAGTAGTTAATCCTGACATTTTGTTATCCTGTAAATTATTTTATATCAATATTATTTTTTGTTAGTAGGCTTAATAACTTTTTTTTCTATAGGTTTTACTATTTTAATTTCTTTTACTGGAGCTTCTTTTAACTCTTCTGCATAATCCATAGAAATCCAAGCAATAGCTATATCTTTTGACCATTCTTCATTCATGTCATATGTTTTACCCTCATCATAACTCATAGTTACATTACCAAGAGCAGAATTTGCACCATCTACAGTTTTTTTCATTTTAATTTTCATAATAAATACTTTCTTTAAAAATAAGGGGGAGTATAAATTATCTCCCCCTTAAAGTTATGGTTTAGTGTCCAGTTGGAGTACCATCATTTCCACCTGATTCTGGTAGATGGATTTTTCTAGTAAGTGCATTAATAGCTAAAGGTGTACCACTTGAGTGATTTCCTGCCGCTATTATATTAACTCTTACATATCTTTTTCCACCTGCATATCCGATTTGATAATTAGCATCATCTTCTGCTCCATCATCAACAGTTGCAAAAATTCCATTTGCGTCTACTGTGCCATAAGTTACATCTGAAGCTGATGTTACATTTGCAAATCCAGAACCTGAAACGTCTGAATGTTGTAATGCAAAATCATACTTTAATGAACCAGACAAAGTATCAGCAGATGTACCTACACAAACTTGCAACATAATACCTTGAGTTGTTGCTGTATCATGCTCTGCACTATTTACTGTTGCCGCATTTGATGTATTTACTATTGGTTTTAACAACTGAAAGGACTTAATGTTGTTTGCTAAATCTTTAGTTGACATATTATTTTCCTTTATTTTAAAATTATGCTGATACTTTTTGCTTACGAATAGCTTCAGCTAAAACAACCTGTCCACCTACACGTTTACGAGCTATATATCTTATAGAGCCTGTACTTGCTTGAGTGTATGGGTCACGCAAAATTGCTAATGAGATTCTATCTACGATAGTGTAAGCTCTTCTCATATCACCAAATACAATTGGGAAAAG